ATATGGAGAGAGCATTTGCTATAGCTCCTACCGCAAGCTGTTCATATCGCAGTAAAGACAGAGAAGGCTTTACTTGCACACCTGAAATTGCACCTCCTATAGCTAGGAGTGTAGATAGAGATTCAGGAACCTTTGGTGTACAGACATATGAATATGGTGATGTAGAGATCGCCTCAGAAGTTGGTTGGGATGCTTATAAGAAAGTAGCTGATCAATTAATGTATATGTTTAACCATACAGGGCTTCTTCACGGATACAGCTTCAACTCATGGAGTGATGTTGTAACCTACGACGAACAGTTCGTTGAAGAGTGGCTAGATAGTCCCCAAACTTCACTTTATTATTCCTTACAGGTAATGGGTGACGTTCAGGATAAGTCAAGTGCATATGCTGCACTGGATGAAGATGAAGTCCAAGATTACTTGCAAGGGATTCTAAACAACGAACCCCAATGCGATTGTCAAGAATGAACCTATATGAAAAGTTACTCAATAGAAAGAGAACATGGACTCCTGTCAAAACAACAGGAGGTAAACTTAAAGAGGGAGCAGAGGAAACCATCTACCGTGCTCTCGCAATACGCCACATGGAGTTACCAGTTGGCGACTTCATTGCAGAATCACTTAAAAAAGAGGTTCCCGAATCTGCGAGGAAACTCTTAGAATCTAACGTCAAGGATGAGGTCAAACATGACCTTGCCCTTGGCTATATTACCGACGCAATAGGCGTTGATGAGAAGGCAGAAAAAGAAGCCTTCCTATTAAGGGATGCCTGGGAAGCGCACCCTGATCACATGATAACCAAAGCATTAGTAATTGAACGTGCAATATTTTTCGTACTTCTTCCCTTCTTTCGTTTTAACGGCGATGCTGGTCTTAGGACTGTCAGCGCCGACATCAGCAGAGATGAACAAATCCACGTTGCCACTAATTCTCTCGTATGTGCTGATATGGGTCTACGCAGTAGTGGTTCTCTGGACAAACTTAGGAAGGCCACAATTAACTGGATCATGGAGCCATTAGGTAAGAATACCTATGGCGATAAATATTTAAGCAAAAAATTCTGGCTGGATACCAGTGATCGACTTATGTATGAAGGTAAAGCTCCAGAGCTTTCCGAAACTAAGTCAGCAAGAATGCCAGCCTTCTTTGAACATAGCAATGTCAATCTCCCCCAATACTCTTGAGTCCATACTTGGACCAAACTTAGAGTCAATCCTCCTAGAGTTGGAGGAAAATTTTCCACCAACAAACCCACATCCTAAAGAGGAAATAGGAGCAATTATGTATAAAGCAGGTCAACGCTCCGTTGTGGAGTGGATAAAAGATCGAATTAGTGAGGAATAGATATGGGAAGAGCAAGATCAAGACGTAGACGAGGTAAAACTGGAGGAGCTGGTAGCGGAGGCTCTGGAAAGGGTAAAGGTACTGGAGGCTCAAGAGGAAGGTCGTCTAGTAACAAAGGCGGTCAAGGTAGCGGTGGTTCTGGCTCTGGTAAAGGTACTGGAGGTTCTAAAGGCAGATCAAATGCCAATAGGAATACTAAGAAGAACAACAACAGAGTCAAAGTTAATAAAACCAATGAAGCTAACAAGCAAGCACGTGTAAATCGTAGAAACGAACGGTTAAAGAAACAGTTCGGTCTCGACTACAACGACATGAAGGATAGTTTTAGAATTAAGATTAATCCAACTCAATGGCTTGGTGGCTTTACAGAAAAAACTGGCATACCTACAGGACTTATAAGCAGAAATCTTCCAGGGTTTATTAAAAACATGAAGATTGACCACCAACTTAAGTCACCTAACAAAGTAGCTGTAAAGCCAGGTGATAGTAAGTGGGGTGGTGGAGTTGCTAAAGATATTCTATTAGCTACTCAAGCCAAGCAAGCTCAGAAGGCTCAACAAAAAGCTGAAACGAAAGCACTCGACAAGCAGTACAAAAACGACCAAGCAATTTACAACAACAACAAGAAAAACATGTCAGTAACTATTAGTAAAGGCTCACAAAACAAATCTAATACTGGTCCAAACACATCAGATAAAGACTGGCTCAAAGGAGCTTACAAGACAGCATTCGGACCAGATAGAGAAGCAAACTTTGATGCTAAAGGCGGTGCTCAGTACTGGCTAGATCAAATGGCTTCTAACCCTACCTCTCACAGTAGAGATGAGGTATTGAGAATGCTTAAAGGTTCAGATGAAGGTAAGAAGTTTGCAGCATCAGGTGTGACAATGCCAGGTGGTGTAGATCCAAGCAAGTCTATTCACTCACAATTTAATACAGGTAATACTTGGCTAGAGCATTGGGCTCCAGGTGGTTCATTAGCACCAGATAATATTGACAACACATTTACAGATGTCAATAAATCTTTATCAACAATCAATCCTAACGCTACCTACACAAACTTCGACGATAAAACGTTTAAGCCAGGTGGACCAGGACCAGGAGACGGAGGAACATTACCAGTAGTTCCAAAACCTGATGGTGGTTGGTGGACTAAGTTCGCTGATGCAGATGCCTTTAAGAAATTCCTTACAGGTGATCAACAAAAGTCTGATGGCATGGGTGACTTCATGAAGTTCATGATGCTTATGAATGTCATGCGTCCAGGTGGCGGTGGCGGTTACGGCGGCGGCGGTAGTCAATTCGGCTATGGCGGTCTAAACCCAGGTGGTGTACAAGCTGCTTACGATCCTATGAAACAGCTACAAGGTATGGGTACATGGTTCAAAGATAATTTTGGATCAGGTAGTGGAACAACTACAAGTACAGTTAACACTAACTAAATAAAATGACAGCAAAATCTAGATACGACTATTTATCAAGTGAACGTACACAGTTTCTAGACGAAGCAGAACAGTCAGCGGAATTAACTCTTCCATATTTAATCATCAAGGATACCTACACCAAGGGTATGCGTCATCTTCCTACTCCGTGGCAATCAGTAGGAGCTAAGTGTGCTGTGACATTGGCTGCAAAACTTATGCAGTCAATGCTTCCAGTACAAACCAGCTTCTTCAAGCTACAAGTAGATGACACACAACTTGGAGAGGAGTTTCCTCCAGAGGTTAAATCAGAACTAGACTTATCATTTGC